CATCATTAAGATATGCACACACCATCTCATTTGCAGGTTTAAGTACTGAATCTAACATTGGCAAATCCATACTGCAAACTTCTGCCTCACTTGGTCGTTCTTTTATATCTTTGTAAACCTTTATTAGAACTCTGTTCCATTTCATATACTTCTCCTTTCCTAAAGAGCACCTTACCGGAGTCGAACCGATACTAACAGTGGTTCGTAGCCACTTGCACTATCCTTTATGCTAAAGATGCACGTTCCTCGACCTGCCGAATGGACACGGTGTTTGTCTTCCTCCAAATTGACCGCATCTGGGATTTGAACCCTCGCTCACCTAATCGGTCTAGTTTAATGAGGGTCGAAGCTAAGGAGCGGATAGCGGGAGTCGAACCCACATCACCTGCTTGGAAGGCAGAGGCACAGCCGTTATACCATACCCGCTTGGAGCCGACAAGGGGGGTCTTCACCCCTTAGTCGGCAAGTTGGTCATTTCTACGCACCACTTATAGGAGTTCTATGAAATAACAAAACAGTCTGCCCTCTAATTTATATCTTTCCGTCAGCAGAATCAAGTTCTGCTAAAGCATCATTAATATCTTTAGATGCTGTAAATAATGCTTTCGATTCTACAGACAACTTATCTGCTTTTAGCTTTTTGTCGGTAGCCTCTGACTCTTTTACAACTGCATTGGTCTTTGCTACCTCTTTCAAAGCTGTCAAACTGGTATTGGATTCCTGTAGTACAATTCTAATTGCACTTGGAGAAACCACCTTCAAAGAACGTCTTAACCACCTACCAAATTTAGCCATATATTACTCCTTTTCTAATGGTTGGAGGAGAGTGAGGTGGACCCCACCCTCCCCCGATGATTATACTACGACTCTAGCATATCTTTCATCTAGCAAAGTCTTCAACATTACAATATCAGGAGACATCTCTCCGCTCAATAGGTTCTTCATAATGCTTGGTGAGAACCCACTTACTAGGGCAGTTCCCTGCTCTCCCAACTTTACAGGAATACCTGATGAGGTTCTTAGATTCCAGAATACTACGTTAGGAACTGTGTAACCTGCGTCACTGTACATCCTTCTGATCATATCCACAGCAGTATTTCCAGGACTACGTACACACTGATCAAACTGCATGTCGGATAGAATTATGATAGTCTGTGGCATATCCTCTGCAGGAACTCTTCCTGCCACTGACTTGCTTAGTATCAACTTGAACACTGCCTCTAGGTCTGTATTCATGTCCCAATCTGCCTTCTGCAACTGCTCAACTCTTCCCCTTAGAGTATCTCCAGTTAGTACCTGTAGAGCTGGTCTACCTGAGAAAGTGATGAACGCATCCTTGAATGGTCCCTTGTTCCTCTGTGATAGGTAGATACCTAGACTTACACATACCTCTATAGGCTCTCCATACATTGACCCTGACACATCACACACAGGGATGAATGACTTTCCATCTGGTACATAGTCAGGAAGTGCCTTCCACTGTGCCTCAATAGTCTTGTCTAGAGGATTTAGATGACCATAGTTACTAAGTCCATAACCATGAACAAGGGTGTGTGGGAAGATAGCATCAGCGTGAATCTTGTTTCCTGACTCAGGCTTGCTTAGGCTCTCCAACCATGCTGAGTATCTCTCGAAGTCATGCTTTCCGAAAGCCCTTCTGTACTTATTTGAAGCTACAGATGGTACATGGTTGTAGTCAATTGCACTCCACTCCCTGTTACACAAGAATGTCTCAATTACCTTAGTATTTCCAGCCAATAGCTTACGATACTGCTTTGGCTTTAGACCAAGGTGTGTCATGATCTTCATAGCAACACGATGGTTGCTCTTTCCCTCACGTGGCATCCACTTTGCACAGAGTCCATCCCCAACCTTTAGAGCTGAAGCAATTACGTCAAGTGCTGGCTTCTCCACAGGAGTACCAAATGCCACAAATATATCATCCCACCTTCCGAAGAAGGGTACGTTTGCCAAGTTCCTGATAGCAACCTCTGGGTAGAAATCACATAGGTACTTGAACATAACTCTGAATGATCTACGCTCACCCTGTCCACCACGTACATCTCTGTTGTAGAATAGGGCCTTGGTAGCTAGAAGTGCATCCTCTGAGAAGGCGGTATCAAACATTCTGACAAGTGATCCGTCCTTCATCCCACGTGAACCACCCATCTGGTAAAACATATCCAGAACCTTGCTACCAGAGGTAGAGTTAGTAACCATATCATTCTCGGTTACAGCATCTCTGGTCTGCATAGCGTTAATAAAAGAATTTCTCATAGTCGTCCTCCTTGTCTTACTATAACTAGCTACTAGTATATTTATTGAGGTCTTCACCTCTCACCAGGCTTTCGGCCCGAAGGTTTGTTGCTGTAAGTAGCTATCCTATAAATTCTTTATGTCTGACTTCTAGTAGATTAGTGAGGTCTTCACCTCATCTTACGGTCTACCTGATACATCAAGGGTAGCTCAACTGTATTTGTATGAGTTGCTGTAAGAAGTCAATTAGCAGATTCTCACCTGCAGTGCAAATGGGTAGATTCGGACTACCGACTTACTGTATATCAGACAGTTACTCTACCGCTGAGTTACATTTGCATATATGACAGGCTTCGTTTTTATCTGTGTGATAGACAGGGTTTTTTTGCTGTGTGAAGCCTAGTACCGAGAGTCAGATTCGAACTGACAACCACTTCCTTAACATGGATTGTTTATGGGTTGCTGTTTACAGTCTGTTCAGACTACGTTATTTTAAGTGCTCTACCAATTGAGCTATCTCGGTGTAGCGGGAGTGGGATTTGAACCCACGATGCTGGGTTTATGAGACCCATCAGTTGGACCAGACTACTGTATCCCGCATCGAATTTTAATGTACAAAGTTACTGGCTACTTATTGCTTTTATTTGATTTATGGATTTGAACCATCAATTGCTCTGTGCTGAGCAATCTGACCATTTTATGTGTTGCTGTGTGTAGCCTATTTTATATTGTCAGACAGCGTTATTTTTTCTATCATCCAAGAGTTGTTTTTTGTGTGCTGGATGCTGTCTTGATTATTATTATATCGGACTGCAATAAATTTTCTTTTCAATAGAAGTTTTTTATGGTTTGCAGTTTGCAGTCCTAGGTATAGGATACTGGATTCGAACCAGCGGCCTCATGCTCCCAAAGCAAGCGTTCTACCAAGCTGAACTAATCCTATATATTGGGGAAGGGCAGAGCAGGTTGATCTATCAAACTTTGCGTGGGCCTGAACTTTCTTATTCTGTTGCCCTTCCCGTTAGTACTGTGGGGTGATGGATGGCTGTTAACTATTATCCGACTGACCCTCATCACTGCCACTTTATAAGATAAGGATTTGTTATTACTAACCAAAAGGAGGTGAATTTATTTTTTTACCTTATCTTACTTACATTATACACCCTTTCTTTTTATTTGTCAAGGGGCAATTTCCACTTGTTTTTTCACTTTATTACCCACATTATACCATTAAATTCAATATAATGCAAGATATTGCTTTATTTTTCCTTCTTACCTAGTGCAAGCAACCTTGAAGCACGAAGCTCAGCGGTGAACTCACGGATGCCTTCAGAGATTCTAGTAGCAGCATCTTCTACTGCCCATACTCCAATCAACACAACCAGAAAGCCATCAATGGATAGCCAGATAGACTGTGGGATAGCAAGGTACTCAAGTACAATGCTTGATATTAGCCCCAAGAGGGCTGTTAGAACAAGTTTGTTTTTCCAAATAGGTACATTCATTTTATTTTACTCCTTTATTGTAAACTTCATCTAAGTGTTCAAAGGTTGCTATAGCAGACCTTTGAAGTGAATATATGTCTCCTGTATTATATATTACAGAATCATAATGCTCTATATCTAGAGGTAGTGCTGTTTCTGAAGAGTGTGGATCACCTCCTGTATCAGGTCTAAAGATTCTTATAGTAACTACATCATATAGTGGATTCTTTTTTATGTAGTCTCTTTCATTAGGAAACCTCCAATCATCTATAACTATAGAATCAAATGGATAACCTGGAGCGTGTAAAACAGTTTCGTTTATCAATTTCTTTACCCATAGATCCTCATCATAGGCTCTCCCTACCTCTACTCCTAGGGTCTGCAGCAGCCTTCTTCCTCTTTCGTCCTTGACTCCATCCCAACCCATTCTTAATGCTATTTGCTTTAGTGGTTCTGCCAGAGGGAACAGGTACACATTCCAACCATGTTCCTTCATTTCTGTTACTAGCATCTTACTAAAAAGAGTTTTACCTGCTTCCTTATAGCCAGATACCATAACACTAAGGGTCTTATATAATAGTGCCATCTATTTCTCCTTTATCCGTATTGTACTCCTCTAAAACACCTTCTAATACCTTGTGGCTCACATAACCGTTATCAATTAAGAACTTTAACAAGAATGCAAGTGTATCTACACTGATAACTAAGGACGTGGGAGAGGCTATAAAGAAAGCCCTCTCCTTATCCTGCTTTACAACAATGGTATTTAGTTTAGGTATTTTAGACACTTTCAATAGTGCCATGATACTCCTCTACTATAGCCTCATCCTTGGTCTTGTTTTCTACGATGTACTGGTGACCATCCCACTCACCCTTGCTAAAGAAATCTCCTTTATACTCATCTAGTAGGGCTGAAATAGCCATGTGTGTAGTAAGGTTTGCGTTGTCAAAGGACTTGTCTATTGATTTTATTGCCTTCTCTCTAACAAAGAAGTTGGATCTATCAAACGTAACTACTTGTTTCAGGGTTCTAATTACAACCCAATAACCATCCTCTCCTTTCTCTGCTGTGTCAAGTGAAACATTATATCTAGCAATTGGTTCACTATTAGATGGATATACTATATCTGTATCATTAAATTCCGCATCTGTCATATTATAACTCCTTTATCTAGCTACGCTTACCAAGAGACTTTGCCTCTTGTCCTTTGAGAGTGATGATGTTCTAACTCTCATGTATGCACCACACTCACAAGTATATAATTCATACTTACCTGTAGGGGTATAGTAAAACTTATCTGTCTTACTTAGTTTCTCGCTTCCACAGTTTGAACAAACTGGAGTAGCTGATTCACCATATAGACCAATATTGGGGTGTGAATGTATCCAAGGTCTAATCTTCATATACACTTCTTCCAATAGTACAACATCGTGTTTGTTATATATCTCCATTCTCTGGAGTGCTTTCTCATCACCATCTACACACCTCTTCCACAAATCGAAGTTGGTATCTAGCTTTACCTTGAAACCAAAGACTCTAGCGAGAGCGTTCAAGTTGTTGTGTGTAAATCCAAACTGTTTCCTAGCGATTCTTACAGTATCTATGGTTTGATATGGTGCTGTAGGAGGAAGTTGATTTACTATAAACCTAGTGTTCATATTAGGTACATCAAATCTGTCTCCGTTATGGGCTATAACAATATCAGCCTCATTCAAAAGATTCCATAGTTCTTTTACAATTCTGTAATCGTTCTCTTCTCTAGCTTCTTTACCAGTTAGTCTATTTGACATTACCTTATCATCAAATAACCACTTAGCACTCCAAGTCAGCATAAACCACTCTGACAATACTTGTCCTTCATTGACATTAGAATTCCATACACTGGTTGCCCAGATATATGCCTTCAAGGGGGATGTTTCTATGTCAAACACCAGGATTTTAGGAAGTTTTACAGTAAGCTTTGGCCCTCCATTCAGGTACTTATAATAACACTTGGGATGTGTAAGCCCATTGTGTCTGTGGTGACACCTGAAATGAATTGGATCTAACTTAAGTCTGTTTCTATTATACTTCATTAGTTGGTCTCCTTAATATTCTATATCTCATGTTACTTTCCATGAATTTAGATAATTTTCTTTGTTCCGCTTTGGTGAGGTGTTTTCTTTTTGATATTTCTCTAATAAAACCCTCGTTAGTAAACTCCCCTCCAAGAGAAAAAGAAATTCTCTCGCAGACGTTCTTATATATTTTAGCTACAGTGCTCCTTCCAACTCCTAAGATTGCCTCTATATCTCCGAACAAGTATCCTTCACAAATTAATCCAAGTATCTTTATTTCTTGCTCAGAGAACATTTCGTTTTCTATCATTGAATTTATTTTCTTCTCAATGACTAGCAGACTATTATAATCATCAGAATCAAAGTCGTGTTCCACCTTTAGCTGTGGTGTTTCCATTAGTAGTCTCTGAACTATCCATGACATAATTAATACCCTAATTCCTTGTGACACCCTGGTTTAAATTGGCATCTACCACACTTACCAGTTAGTATGCCGATTGGTGCTAGTGTCTCCGTAGAAATCTGATTTATCACCATAGGAATTATACCATTAATCAGGTTATATTCCGTAACCTTGTTTCCGTTGTATGAATCAATCGTTCCATCAGCCAAGTTAGCCTTCATAACTGTTGTAGGTTCTTTCTTGAACACCTGTTGATACACGTACTTATATAGAATAAACTGTGGATCTCTTGATAGGTTATTTGTATGTGTTGCTCCTGTCTTCCAGTCTATCAAGACTCCTGATTTAGTAATTCTATCTATCTTCCCTACAATAAAGGCACTGCCAAAGGGTAACTTGAATCGGTACTCTACCTTATCATCATCTGTGAGTAGGTGAGCAAAGTGGTCAAAGAAATTAACAACACAATCATCTGCCTTAGCTGCAAAGGCTAAATCCAAGTTACGCTCTCGTACCTGCTCTTGTGTAAACCGAAAGGCACTATGACGATCTTTCCAATAGGTTTCGATTGCCTTATGTACTATGTTTCCTACTACCATGTAAGGAGTCTCTATGACATCTACTTGATAGTGAGACCTCCAGTACGCCTTAAGAGGACATTCCAGATAGTCTTTTAGCAGTGATGCTGAGATATGTATATCTTTAGGCATTGATAGCCCTTTCTGATGCGTTTAGGCTTCTCCACATATTAAGAAATTCTTTATATAGATCAAGTCGTGCCTTGAGTCTTTCAAACTCGGCGGTAGCGGTAGCAAGGTTATCTCTCAGTGGCAGTATGTCTCCATTAATACCAGTATAAACATAGGTAGATGTAATTAGTGCCATTGATGGTGGCTTTCCTCCAACAAAGTATGCCTCATTCTTCATAACCTCTATAATTACCTCTGCCTCCTTCTGTTTTATCTGTCTATCTAAGGACAGCTTGGTAATAAGAGCTTTAGATATATCGTCTGTTACTGATAACAGATCATCAAAGTCTGGTAATTTTTTTAGAATTTCTGCGGATGTAATTTCCATAATCTTCCTTTCTGTATTTTGCTAAATATTTGTACCGAATTGTACTAAATATTGATACTATCTGGTATACTCTGTTGAACTCTTCTCCTAGAAAGGATGCTTCTCCTGTTAGTCTTTGGAGTTCATCAGCAAAGTCTGTTTCAGTTGGTACTTTCTCAAGTGTCTTAATTAGAGATCTAAAAACATAGTATGGGTTTATACAACTTGACTCAGTAAAACCCTTCCAACCACCACAATAAATACCTATGTTATCTAATAACACCTTCTCTATGGTACTTTCATCTATCTCTAGTTCTTCACTTATCTCTTTATTTGAAACTCCTGAAGCACTTCCTACCATTATATCATAGTTTGATAAAAAGTCAAGGATATCGGGGCTTATATTTAAGACTTTAGATAATCTCTTTCTTATTGTTGTCCATTTCGGTTGTTTGTTCATCTAACCTCTTTTGCATATCTGTGTATTCATTAATAAGAGAGGCGAAAATATTTACATCAAGTACAACGAACACTCTACTACCCTCTCTGGCTCCTGAATATTTTCCAATAAGAAAGGGAAAGGAGTACGTACTCTTCGCCTCTTCAAGTATTTTATCTAACCACTCCTTACGCATGGTGAACTGCTGTGCTCCACCATATCCTGCCTTGGCTTCTACTCTAAACTTCTGTCGGAAATTCTTTACTTTCCCAACTATGTCTGAGAAAAGAAGAGGTATGCCTAAACTGGTTCCCATTGCACCACTACCTGGAACTCTCTTCCATTCACTATCCTTTATTAACAGGGTAAGCATCTTTACTGCTTCCATCTCAAACTGTGCTCCCTTACGTTTACTATAACTAGGCATTACTCCTCCTTAATCTGAGCTGTAACTCCATCCCATCCCAACTTTACCATCCCTGTGGGACCGTTGCGTTGCTTTAGTATGATAAACTCCAGCTTATTTTTATCTTTGGTTTCTTTGTCATATACTTCATCTCTGTATAGACCAATAATATAGTCTGCGTCCTCTTCGAGGTTACCACACTGCCTCAGATCTGCAGCTACTGGTCTCTTATTGTCTCTGTGTTCTACATCTCTATTCAACTGTGAAAGTACAATGGTTGTTATGTCCAGTTGGTTTGCCAGTAACTTCATCTTACGTGATATTCTACCCAACTCTTGTGTCTGATCAGTATTCCTTTCTGATAGAAGCTGGATATAATCTAAGTAAACTACCCTTGTGTTGTATAGAGAAAGGTATTTCCTCATTGTTGCCTCTACCTGTTCTATAGAACTTGTAAAATTAAGGTCTATATAAAGAGGAAGGTTGTTGAAACTCTCAGAGGCTGTTCTTATTATCTCTACCTTTTCTTTATTTAAGAGTCCTTGTCTTATTTCAAACAAAGGAATTCCTGTCTCTATTGATAATAGTCTGTCCATGACTGGTTGCCTTGACATTTCCTTTGAGAATATCAGAGAAGGTATGCCTATCTTAGCTCCACTCAATGCTGAGCCCAGCATAAAGGCACTCTTTCCCATCCCAGGTCTTGCTCCTATGTACCATAAATCTCCTCCATCAAAGCCTCCTGTAAGGGTGTCCACTTTCTTTATTCCAGTAGAAGATCCACGTACTCCTGGATTATTAACCCTGTCTACTATCTCATTAAATGAATCTTTTACTAAGGAACTTATAGCATATGTTCCCTCTCCTCCAGAGTCTGTTAGGAGCTTTTCCAAGTTACTCTGAAATTGAGAGATACTATCATCTATGTTACTTACTTTAAGTGTATCAATAGTAACACCAGATGTAAGTCCAACTAGGGTTCTCAGCTTATAAGAATTCTTTACTATCTTTAGAAACTCTGAAAAGTTTTCTCGCTGATATGTTTGATTTTTCAGGTGTTCTATATAAGTTTTTCCTCCACACGCCTCTAGTTTCTTTAGAGAATTTGCATAATTCATAACCATAGCAAGGTCAGGAGATGAGTGTGTTTCTCCAACGGCTGACATAATAGAGAAAATATTTTGATGTGTTGGTACACTATACATATAGTATTTCAAACCTTCTACACTATATATAAGGTCAGGATGATTTAGAATAAGGGAAAGAGTAATGATTTCTGGTTCAATAGATAGTGTGTCTTTATCTTCCATTATTCCATCCTCTTTATCTTGATTGGTTTTTCTTTCTGAGACTCTATTCTTACGAGTGTCTCTTTAGCGAGCTTGTCCAGATTCTTGTAGGCATCATTCAGCACCACTAGCTCTGTCTTTTGTTCCATTCTCTTCTTGCAGTAGTAAGATAAAAGTCCAAACATATTCTCAGATATTTCCACAGTCTCGTAAGAGAATAGGTCAAGTACAGCAAAGAATGGTATGTACTTTCCATACATTTTTACTAACTTATTAAACATAATTGTATGTTTAACTGAGTATGATAAGTCAAAGGTACTCTCATAAAACTTGGCAATAACAGGGCCAGGATTACTTGTTTCTCCTAACTTCTCATAATAAAAATCAGCATTATTTTCCAATACCTGTATCCTCTGTATCCGAAACAAATGTAGTTGTCTGCATACCACTGGTATTTACATAGCAAGAGGTTCCCTTTGCAACTCTAGCAAAAGCAGTCTGGGTTTCAGCACCTAGATAACTCATGGTATTTCCTCTTGAGATACCAAGCTCCTGGCTTGTAAGCCAAGCGTCCTGATCAGCACCTAGAAATACAAATGTCCATCCCTTCTTTTTCTTTTCATCTATTTTCTTGAATATGGATTTACTGTTGTATTCCTTAGAAAAGTTTTCTTGACCATCAGTTTGAATAACTACAAGAACTGGTTGTGTCTTTCCAATTGCCTTCTTTTCAAGAGAGCTGATTGTCTGTCCGATAGCATCATACAAAGGGGTCAATTCCCTAGGAATGTAGTTTTCTTTGTTTCTGTGGGCTACGTTAGCTACTTCCACGCTGTCATATACTACCTCTACCTTATCACTATTGAATTGGGTAAGTGTAAATAAGACATTCTCTTGTTTCTTGAGGGAGTCTATATACTCATTGAACCCACTAATTGTCTTGTCAAGTACTGTTTCCATTGAACCAGTTTCGTCTAAGATAAAACTAACCAATAATTTTTTCATATCTTTCTCCTTAAAGAGGGGGCAGGGAGACCTGCCCCCAATCAAACTATTTCAACAGCTTGTCTATATCGTTTTGAATGCTCTCAGCAGTTTCAATTACTTCTTCTGCTTCCTGAGTCCTTCGTGAAGCGAAGATATCCTTTAGGCTAATGCCCTTCTGTAGGTCAATGATCTCTTCGGGGGTTAGTTCAATGGCTATCTTGGTAAGATCAAACTTCTCCTGAGCTCCTACATCTACTGGTGCTGTTTTATCGGTAAGTGGAATTGGTGAGATGGTCTGATTCTTTCCAGTACCTGTTACATATAGGACAAGATCAAAGTTGTTTATTCCCAACTTATCTCCTCCTGCATCTAGTACGCTCTCATGGATTCCATTCAATAAATCTGCTACTGTTACTCCCTTTGCAAGCACTTTGATTTTATTCAGTGGTGCTTCTACTACTTCTACGATTGGTTGGTTGCAACCTACGCAGATTGGAGGATAGGAAGTACCGTTCTTCTTTACTTCCTTTGAGCAGTTTGGACAAATCTTTACAGGGGTCTTATCAAAGACATTGACTGCATAGCGGTCTGCCTTTGGAGTCCATCCTGCAACATCTCGATAGTTGTCAGGATTCTCTGCATAGATTCTCATATTGCTTGCACAAATTGGACAGTCTTCACCTAAGCACTTAACATATAATCTTTTTACATAGTGAGTAGAGTATTTGTAAGCTTCCTCTGGGGTGTCGAGTATTCGGATAATTGTCTGTCCTGGTGATAGGTCTATATGTTCCGTCTTACGGTAGTTTGACTGTCGTTCAGGACGTGTGGTATCGAAAAATGACATGGCTTGTTCTCCTTATTCTTTAGTTGGTTTTAGGGTGGCCTGTATGAAGGCCATTGTTTCTTTCTTTTCTTCCTCTAGAAACTCTACGGCTCTTGCTAAACTCTCAACAGAGAGTGTCTTGGACTGTTTGTAAAGTTCTACGTAAGTCCTATATGCGAGCTCTACGTCAATCATTTGCAGGTATCTTATCTTTGAGATAAGCTCTTGATTTAATATGACTTCTTCTGGAAGTTCAATTATATCATCTGTAAATGTTACGTTTCCATATTGTTCCATCGGAAACTTCCTTTCGTACTTTAGGGTTCTATTCATCATCACTCCTTTCCTCTTCGGCTTCCTCGGCGTCTTCATCCTCCTTCATTACTACAGACGGTAGATTTTCAGAAGCAACCCAAGTATAACATATTTCTCTAATCTTGTCAAGTAGGTCTGTATTATTGCTCAGTGCATCTGCTGTCTTAGAAACACCCTGACCTATCGTTTCTCCTTCAAACACATAGTAAGAACCCTTCTTCTTTAGCACACCTAGCATCTCTGCAAAGAGAATTGTATCTCTTACACTGTCTATTCCTCTACCAAAGTATAATGGTATAAGAAAACTTCTGAAGGGAGGTGCTAGTTTATTCTTTTGCACTGTAAACTTTACATTTATTCCTACTACCTCTTTTCCCTGAATAATCTTCTCTCCTTTTGATAAAGAGATACGAACAGAGGCAAAGTGCTTTAGGGCATGTCCTCCTGGTGTAGCAAAGGCATGTGTGTAAGAACCAATCTGATCTCTTACCTGATTAATGAACACAAATGCTACGTTGTTCCTTCCAATTAGCACTGCATTCCTTCTTAGCCATACGGTAATTAGTTTAGGTACTAGACCTACTGTAGGCTGTGTAAGGTCTTTAGCTTTCTCTACTTCTGGAGCTAGAGCACCAATTGAGTCTAATATAATGCAACCAAACTCTCCTGATTTTATACCTATTTCACAAGCTTCCATATTCTCTTCTGCTGTTTCAGGTTGAATGAGAACGAGATCCTCATTACTTATTTCTTCTCCTAGAAGGGCAAAGATAGTATCATAATTTAACATGTTCTCAGCATCTACATAAAGAACCTTTAGCTTCTGCTTGATGGCACTTCTAGCTACTGAAAGAGCCAATGAAGTTTTTCCTGAGCCCTCTACTCCATATAGTTCTGTAATTCTTCCTCTGGGTATACCCCCAATTCCTATAGAAGAATCTAAAGAGAGACTTCCAGTAGATATAACATCTACCTTTACATTTTCTCTAACAATCAGTGCTTCTCCTAGTTTGTCAATCAAAGTTTCAATAAAATCTGGCATTTGTTCTCCTATTTAGTCCAACACGCATTTACATGTGCGTCCACTTGTGCGGGTATCTCACCTAGAAAGGGTTGGAATACGTCTATCATGCACTTTGTTATAAATATTCTGGCATCCTCGGCTATGTCTTTATCTACCTCCGCTACTACTTCATCGTGAATTTGAATAATAAGTTTTAAGGAATTTCCAAATGGATTCTCCTTGAATATTTTTATCATGGCTAACTTGCAAATGTCAGCCCCTGTTCCCTGAATGATGTGATTGAACCCCTCTCTTTTCATTCTACTTTCATATCTTTCTGCTTCTTTATAATCTGCAAACAGTATCTTATCTTCCCAATATCTTTTTCTACCTAATACAGTAGACGATTTCTTTAGCTTGAAGATGGTACTTTCAACCCCATTCTTGAAGGCAGTTAGTGCAGGGTATCCTTTGAAAAAGGTATCTAAGAAGTGCTCAGCTTTCTTTTGTTCTATCTTCAAGTTATAAGAAAGTCCATAAGCAGTAGTACCATATAGTACAGCAAAGTTGAGTGTCTTTCCAAAGTTACGTTCCTCTTTAGTTATAACATTCATATCCTTCTTGAAAATAATAGAGGCAGTAGCTGTGTGCATATCCTTACCATTCACATATGCTCTTATAATCGCAGGGTCTTTAGTTATAGCACCTGCCAGTCTGTATTCCATCTGTGAGTAGTCAGCTGCTACAAATAACTTACCCTCAGTTGCTTTGAATGGATGGCGATAGGCTGCTTCTGCAGGGATATTCTGAAGATTAGGATTGGTTGAGCTAAACCTACCAGAGTCTGTACCATTCTGTAAAAACTCTGAGTGGACTCTTCCAGTAAGTGGATTTATATGACGTAGCCATGCTTCTCCATACGTTGTTATCTTCTTCTCATACTCTCTATACTTTAGAATATGAGGAATAATCTTACTATCTTTTATATCCTTTAAAATCTTTTCATTGGTAGAGGTCAGGTCCATACCAAATTCCTTATTCAGTACTGACCTGAGTTGAAAAGTGGAATTGATGTTAAGATTATTCCTCAACCATTCTCTTAATACTGAGGCATCCAATAAAGATTCAAGAGCAAGGGTATCTCTCTTAGTTCTAACTGGAATTCTAAAAGCAGTAGCCATAATAAAACCATTTTCATATTTAGAGTAATCAATTGTATCTAAGATAATATCCATGATAGTAATATAACTGTTCTTCTGTTCTGATATAGCTAGGTCTACAAGACCTTTCCATTCATCTTGATCTACGTAAACTCCAGTGATCTCCATATCAGTTACTACTGGTATTAGTTCCATCTCCAGACTATATATCTGGTTCAGACCATTCTCTGCTACTAATAGTATCTGGTTATCATATATCTTTTCCAGATATAGAACATCAAGAGCTGCGTAAGATAATTGTTCAGCTGAAAGGTCTCCTTTAAAGTCTATAAAACTTGACCTTACTTCTTTATCCAGACTTTCTCCAGTATATAACTCTACCAGATCTCCAAGAGAACAGAACACCTTTGACCTAGGCAGACCTTTATATATAAAAGATTCTACGAGCATCGTATCATGTATATTCTTAAGCAGTATACCAGTTCTATGGTATATAATCTTAAGATCATACTTAGCATTATGAGCTATCAATTTCTTTCCAGACTTATTAATTAAATTAATGATCTGGGTCATGGTCTCTCTTCCGAGCTTCCTCGCATCAAATAAATAAATACTACTTCCAAACTTAATTTGTAGTAGTATCCAATCTGCTGTACGAGTATCTAGGGACGTTGCTTCTGTGTCTATAGAAACGACCACAGCTGTGGCAAGGCCCCCCTTCAGTTCTTCCAGATTTAATTCTGAGTTGTTGTCTATGAATTTATACATTAAGTTCCTTTTCTTTTAGTTGTCAATAAGTTGAACTGGTTTGGGTCATCTATCTATCAGGCTTGTGGGTATTGGTTAATTATACCCAAATTATACACCTTAAGTCAAGTCCTGTCAAGGGTCAGAGTATAAGAGTTCTGTTAACATTTCAGTCACAAAAATTATAGTAGTCCGCCTCATAATCCCTTTTCTCGTCCTCCCAATCTCTATCCTCAGCTTCTGCCTTTTCCTCTATTAGTTCTATATCTTTATCAGATAGTACAAGCTTGTTAGTATTTTCTAAAGCCCAGCGAAGATAGGAGGCGTTCCTATCATATACTTCCTTAATAGTATAGCCTTTGTATTTCCCAAAGTTTAGTTTGGTATCAAATGTCATTTTAGTTTCAAAAAAACTCATGTTTCACCTTCCTTTTACCCCTTGACAAGTGGGGGATTATATGCTATACTTCAATTATTGATGGGAATGGATTTCTTTTTTCTTCCCTTTACCCCCATAGTATAACACACTTTGGGTTACCAGTCAAGGAGTAAAACTATGATGTCTAAACAAAACTATGTAAACTTTGCTGTGATGCTAAAGCAGGAAAAGGATACCCTTACAAATTATGTAAATCCTGGAAGTATCAGTGCTATTGAAGAGCTGGAACGCATAGTAGGAGAGATAGCCTACTTGTTTTCTTTGGACAACCCTTTGTTTGATAGGGAACGCTTCTTCAAGGCTTGTGGTATGGAGGTGGACTAATGACTATATCAGAAGTATTAGATCATCTTTATAAAGAGGCAGAAAATTTAGGAATAGATCTTAATGATACTGGTTTTTCTAGTGATGAAGATGTGCAAATATTTGCACTAAGATTTCTCTTAGCTAATCTGGAAGATGCTATTGACTGGGGTGGTACTTATTATGAGGACATACAATGAGAAGGACAAAAGAATTTTGGGCAAGACTAGATAAGGATGAAAGAAGTTGCCTAGTCTATCTTGAAAGAAACAGAAATAAATATGGGGGCATGGGTGGCTATCTTCCAGATGATTGCTCCGAATGTGTTGCCTGTGGTACTGCTATGCTTGGGTCTGGTATGTGTCCTCATTGTAGTAATGACTACGAGAAGTTGATTGCAAAAGGAGAAGGTAAATGACAGAAGATACAGTAATTTACAAGATAAGAAGTAAGGGTTATACCACTACATCTAAGACACCAGATGTACCACAGGGTAGAGACACATTTGAGACCCCTAACTACGCAGTAGATTTGCTCGTTCCCTTTATTCCCTGCCGTGTAAGATCAATCTGGGAGTGTGCCTGTGGTAGTGGTAAAATAAGGAGAAGATTACAGCATTACGGTTATCAAGTCTATGGTTCAGATATCAGAGACCTAAAAGAAGTTGTTGATATAAATGAGAGCTTCTTAGAGGATACTAAGGCTAAGTGGGTTCTTGGACCTAACTTTGAAGCTATTGATATGATTGTTACCAACCCTCCCTACTCCATAAAGGAAAAGTTTATAGAGAGGGCATTTGAGATAGGTAAACCATTTGCTTTTCTTATTAATGCTGACTACTCTGGTTTACAGATTAGTTGGATAGAAAGAGGCTGTGAGAAGATCATACCCAATCGAAGGATTGATTTTATTACCCCAACTGGTAGACAGGGAAGTACAAGTGCAAGTCAGTTTCATTCTATGTGGCTAACTTATGGACTTAGGCTAGGAAGAACAGAAACATTTGTAGACCTACCCCTGAAAGAGAAAAAGGAGAACATATGATAGACTTAGAAGATATAGAACACTTTGAACATGTTAAGATGATGAAACGTAGAAAGATTGGAGAGCACAACCACATCTGGAAGTTCATTAAAGAGGAGTATCTGAGAGAGAGGACTCTGTTTGAATATAACTCTTTCTATGGGTATAGGTGGAACAAGTACAAATACTTTGCTTGTTACTATACCTGTGTGGTATGTGGAGATGAATTTATAGAGGAAGAAAAGAGGTTAATAATATGAATATAATAAGTAGCATTATAGTTATCATACTCGTAGCTACGAGTCCCTATAAGGTAGATGACCCTAGGTTATATTTATTTTGTCTAGGACTTATAGTGCTAACCATGTCTAATTACATTGAAGGAAAGAGGTCACAATGAAAAAAATAATAATACCCCTAATATTGGTAACAATATCTGTGCTAATAGCAGGATATACCCTGCTTGATAGGCTTATTCTATGGCTTCACGAATATGAATTACCGAGGAGTTATTAAAATGATTTGGTTCACAGCAGACACTCATAAGATTAAGCCTGCTGTCAAGTATATTATTATTTGGGAAGCACTTGATGTAATAACTACTTATATGGGAGTCTATATTCTTGGACTTTTGGAAGCGAATCCCCTGCTAAGAGGACTTCCATTTATTACCATAATTCTTATAAAGATAGCAGTAACTATCTTTGTTTCTGTAATGTTACAAAAGTTTAATTTCGGGTCTAAGTTAGAAGGAGTTCTTATTGGAATAGCTATGCTACCAGTCTTCTGGAATATAGCTATGTTAGCACTAGGATTACTGAGTCTACTTAGAATATTATAAAGGAGAATTAATGTGAATATTTTAACTTGGTTACTGAGTGTTTTAATTGGATTAGTAATAGGAACTATTATACTTATACCAATACTTTGGATTCTTTTTACTATAAGTGATAAGAAAATAACAAGGAGATAAACTATGATAAAAACAACAGAACTTTATTGGGATTGTGAGTGTGAAACTAACTATATTCACAGTGCAGAGGAAGATTACTGTCCTATTTGTGATTGTTTCAAGGATGAGCAACCAGATAGTAGGATAGATGAGATACTAAGACAAGGCTTATCAAACGATGATTAATCATATATATTGTGGAGATTGCCAGGAGATACTCCCGCTACTCCAAAAAGAAAGTGTAGATGCAGTAGTTACTGATCCTCCCTATGGTATGGAGTTTAGAAGCAATTATCGAACAGTTAGGTATAAAAAGATATCTAATGACAAGAAAGGAGATGTATCCTCTTGGTTAGGACAGGTAGTATGGGAACTTCATAGAGTTATGAAACCCAACACCGCACTGTACTGGTTCTGTAATATGCACAGTGTTTCTGAATTTGTGTTTGAAATAGAAAAGTTATTCAAGATAAAGAACATACTTATTTGGGAGAAGAATAATACTGGCATGGGAGATCTCTCAGCTGCCTATGCACCCAAGTATGAAATGATTATCTATGCTAACAAGGGCAGAAGAGAGTTGATAGGAAGAAGAGACCCTGATATACTTCACTTCAACAGAACTGGTAATATTCATCATCCTACGGAGAAACCAGTAGACCTACTAGAGTATTTGCTGAGTAAGTCTACCAATGAAGGAGATATTGTACTAGACCCGTTCCTTGGGTCAGGTTCAACAGCTGTAGCATGTAAGAATACCAATAGAAACTATGTAGGAATAGAAATGGAGCAAGACTACTATAGGAAAGCTCTGGAAAGGATAAAAGAAAATGCTTGATTTAAATAAAACATATCATTGTAATTGTTTAGATGGAATGGCTCAACTAAATGATAATTGTATACAATTAACCATTACATCACCTCCCTATGATTCTTTAAGAGATTATAAGGGCTTTCACTTTCCATTTGAGGAAATAGCCCAAGAATTGTACCGAGTTACTGCAAAAGGTGGAGTTGTAGTGTGGGTAGTAGGAGATTCAGTAATTAATAAGAGTGAATCAGGTACTTCCTTCAGACAGGCTCTTTATTTCATGGATTTAGGTTTTAAGCTACATGATACCATGATTTATGAGAAGAATGGCCCAGCTTTCCCCGCCAGAGTTACAGGTAACAGATATTCTCAGGTTTTTGAGTATATGTTTGTGTTTTCTAAGGATAAACAACCAAACACTGCTAATTTAATAGTAGATCATGCAAATAGATGGGTTGGTACTGTTCCTTTTGGAAAAGCTGAGTTTAGGGCAAAGAATGGAGAGTTAGTAGAGCGAAAATTCAAGCCCATACCCCCATTTTCTCCACGTTTCAACATCTGGTTGATAAAAAATGGGTTCGGATACACTTCTAAGGATAAAGTATCTTTTCTGCACCCTGCAACCTTTCCTGAAGCCCTTGCCAACGACCATATCATCACTTGGAGTAATGAATATGATATAATTATGGATCCAATGATGGGAGCTGGTACTGTTGCAAAGATGGCAATAAAAAATAACAGAAACTACATTGGATTCGAGATGGCTGAGGAGTATTGTGATATAATTAAGGTTAGACTCGAAGAAAACTTTGGTATTGGGGACTATATAGGAGAG